GGTCGGAAATGATGTCGTTTTTAGCGGCAAGTTCCGCCTGCAAATTGTCAATTGTCAATTGTGAATTGTCAATTGGTTTGTTGTTTTTGTTTGCTTCCATTTGATAAAAAAGTTTATTAAATTCGTTTATACTAAGTTTCTTTTGTTGTTTTTCGTCTTCATATACCACAAGAGCGTTTTCATCGGCGGGAATGCTAACAATACTTGCCTCTAATAGTACACTGTTGGTGGCGGTGTCGATGCCTTTGGTTGTTGTTAGGTTCTTGATAACAATACCCATTGAACAACCTTTTATAAAACCTTTTTCTACTTTTCGCTCTATCTCGGCGGCGAAAGGGTCTTCCATGTCAAAAACAGGTTCGGCTATCAATTGATCACCGAATATGTCAATGTTTTCCCATTTGCCTATTACCTGTAGCGGGTTGTGATTGTAAAGCATTACAGGGTTTTTCTTAAACCGTTCAAGGTCTATGCCCTTAACATCGGTTCTAAACCCGTAACTATTTATTGTTGTGCTATCGCATAAAACTACTTTCATTTAATTAGAAATTTGGAATTAGAAATTATGAATTGTGAATTATGAATTATGAATTATGAATTATCCATTGTCCATTTTCAATTTTTCATTGTTATAACATATTTTTCGCAAAGCCAAGCCACTACACTTGGCGGCAAAACTGCTCTTGGTTTGTAGCCAATACGGATTAATGTTTTACGGTTTTCTTTAATCCATTTGTCTAATGTCTGGCGACAAACCCCGGCGGCTTGTGCCAATTGTTCTCGTGTGGCTGCTTTGTAGTATAATTGTGTTTCCATTGTTTCATAATAGCCTTATAATACCCTTATAATAGGTTTTGGTTGTAGTTGTTAATCGTTTTATATTGTTGTTAACGCTCCGTTAAAGCACGTTTAAATGCCGTTTTATCTTTGCCCTATCAATTTCTAATTTCAAATTTCAAATTTCAAATTAATTGTATGGCAAAAGTAATCTTCACCTATCCAGTGCAAAGCATCAAAGGCAAAGTTGCCGACGGTCAGTATTTCAGCCAACGCAATGGCAAAAACCTAATGGCCGTTTACGATGCCGACAAAGTTAAAGGCAAAGAACCAACCGAGGCACAAACGGCTGCAAGAGAAAAATTTTCTACTGCCGCCACTGCTGCAAGAGAACTCTTAAAAGACAATGCCCAAAGAGCCGAACTTCAAAAAGCCTTTGTAAAAGCCGGTAGTCCCGGTACTCTTTTCGGTTGGGTATTCAAACAAGAATACGCCAAACTTTAACTTCTGAAAGCAAAATTATGGGGCTTTTCCCCCACTGCCAAAAAGGTGTGCAAGAGTTGCACGCCTTTTTTTTTGTCTTATTCCGCCGCCTTAACTTTGCAGTGTAATTAATATTTAAACACTATTTAAAATATGACTAAAGCAGAACGCGACGATGCTAAAAACCTCGCCAAAATACTTTATATGCAAGGCCTCCCAAACAAAGAGATTGCCGAAAAAATTAAGGTAAGCGAAACAAGCATCTCTAAATGGGTAAAAAGTAGCGGCTGGGACAATCTACGCGCTGCACAAAATGTAACCCGCACCGAACTTGTCAACAAAATACTTAGAACAATCAACGATGTTCTTGATCGTGCCGCTCAACACCCCGACGAAAACAATATCTCGTCGCTAACCGACCAACTGTGCAAACTTGCTGCGGCTATCGAAAAGATAGAAAAGAAATCTTCTATTGTTGATGTTATAGAGGTGTTTATGGCATTTGGTAAATGGTTACAATATCGCGCACAGGTAGACGATACGGTAACGCCCGAACTTATAAAACGCATTACCAAACTCCAAGACCTCTTTATTTCCGAGCAAATGATTAACACCAACGCATAGAACTCTCTTAACCATGACACCGACCGAAAAGAAAAAGGCACTTGAACAATGGCAGCAACACAAGAGCGACATAGCCCTTGCCACTGCCACCGACGGCGTTAAAAAGGAAACACCAACTCAAAAAAACAGCCGTATCGCACGCCTGCGCCGCGATTACAACGCTTTTGTCGAGTATTATTTTCCTCACTATGTTGTAAACCCGCAGACTGGCAAGACGGTCAAATGCGCTCCTTTTCATATCAAGGCGGCTAAAAAAATACTCAACAACCAAAACCTCAAGGCGGCTTTCGTATGGGCGCGCGGACATGCTAAAAGTACCCACATGGATATTTTTATTCCGCTATGGTTGCTAAGTCAAGAGCGTCCCGCGCTTCATACTATGGTCTTGGTGTCTAAGAGCGAGGATATGGCTCGCACACTCCTTTCCGACATTCAAGCCGAGTTGGAGAGCAACCAAAGGTTTATCGACGATTTTGGACTGCAACGCTCCGATGGAGACTGGCAAGATGGAGAGTTCGTCACCAAACAGGGTGCGGCGTTCTTTGCCCGCGGTCGCGGTCAGAGTCCCCGTGGCTTGCGTTACAAGAGCAATCGTCCCGACTACATCGTTATCGACGACATCGACGACGACGAACTGTGCCGCAACGAAAAACGTGTGTCTGATACTATCAAATGGGTAAAGGAAGCCCTTTTCGGAGCGTTAGACGGTGGTAGAGGTCGTTTTATTATCGTAGGCAACCTTATTGCTAAAAACTCGGTATTGCAAGGCATCAAAGACACGCCTGGCGTGGAGACTGTACAAGTGAACGCCTACGACAAGGACGGCAAGCCATCATGGGCAGATAAGTACACACCCCAAGAGATTGCAGAGGCTCGTAAGTTCATGGGCGAGCGTTCCTTCCAAAAAGAGATGATGAACAACCCTATTATCGACGGCTCGGTGTTTAAACTCTCCGATATTCACTACGGCAAAATGTTGCCTCTTAACAAATACCGTCAGTTGGTTTGCTACACTGATCCAAGTTTCAAGAGTTCTGCTACAGCCGACTACAAGGCTACTGCGTTAGTGGGCGTTACTTCCGACGGTTATTTCCATATTATAAAGATGTACGCCGCTCAAACCACCGTAGCCGAAATGGTGGCTTGGCACTACAACATCGATAAGTTTGTTGGTGGTGTGCCTGTTCTTTACTACATAGAGGCTAACTTTATGCAAGACCTCATGCTTGACGAGTTTACCAAGGCGGGCGAGCAGTGCGGCAAGCAGATTCCCATTACAGGCGACAAACGGCAAAAAGGCGACAAGTTTGCACGCATAGAGGCCATGCAACCACTTTTTGAGCGTGGTTTGGTTATCCTGAACGAAAAAGAAAAAGACTTTTCGGGAATGAAAGTTTTAGAGGAGCAGCTCCTTATGTTCGCCCATGGCAGCCGCGCACACGACGATGCACCCGATGCCGTAGAATCTGCCATTTGGCAACTCAACAGGTATTCAAGGCAAGAGAAGTTCCCTGTCATCATGCACTCCCGCAAAGAACAACATAAAAACTGGTATTAATCAAATTGAAAATTGAAAATTAAAAAATTGAAAATTAAAAATTGAAAATGATGTTTATAACCGACAACGATTTTGAGGTACAGGTGCGACAGGAGATTCTCTCTCTCTTAGACGGCACGGACGACAAGGCGGCAATAGAATTAGCGGCACGTATGGCAACCGACCAGATACGCCAATACATCGGCGGTCGTTACGATTGCGACACTATCTTTGCCGCTGAGGGCGAAAACAGGGATCATTTTATTGTAATGATTACAATAGACATTCTCCTGTACCACCTTTGGGCGAAACGCGCACCGCGCAAGATTCCCGAATACCGCGCCACCCGATACCAAGACGCGCTCGACTGGCTCAAAGCCGTGGGCAGCGGCGAAATGGATAGCGCATTGCCGCAACTACCACCAGACGAGTACGCCGGCAACGTATGGATAAAGTCAAAGTACAAACCCAACGAGAATAAATATTAATCAATTAACAATTAACAATGGACAATTCATAATTCATAATTTCTCATTTCTAATTTCTAATTAAAAAAGTTATGAACAGCATATTTTCAACCATAGTCAACTCGTTTAAAGACCAGACCCGCGCCGAAATTGTTAAATGGCGCAGTGCTTTGGCTTTGGCGCAAAACCCTCTTAATCCCCGTATCTGTCAGTTGCAAGACCTTTACGACAATCTTGAAGCCGACGGACATTATATAGCACAGCGCAATCTTCGCAAAGCCGCCACCAATAGTTATGCT